CCAGCCGTTAAGCTGACTTAGTCTTTAAATCTTTCATTTGATAATTAAAATAATCCCTTGCAACATCAACAAACTCATTTAATAATTTTTTATCAATACCAAGTTGCCCATTCATATCATTCTCTAATTTATCAAGTATATTGAGCACTTCTTTTTCATGATCATCGTCTTTATGGAAAAGATAAAGACGAATCATAGTCGCTTCTTCGTTTAATAAAGAAAGGAGCTCCCCCGATCTATGTAAATTATCACTAAGCTTTTTAGTTATATCAGCCGCGTCAATCCGATTGAATTTTGATTTTGAAACGTCATTACGTATACTTTCCATATTTTCTACTACAATGTTAAACCGAAAACTATCACTAACAAATTTAGCAATTAATTTTCTTGTTTCATTTGCCCATTCCAGTTGACTTTCATAGAAAAGTTTTTCGTCCTTTTGCATTTGTGCAATCTCCTTCTGAGCTTCAACTGTCTTATCTGCTGTCCTTTTCTGAACGATAGTAGTTGCTATATAGCCAATTAAACTAACGCATCCAGAAATAAGAGCGGCCACAAGGCCACTATATGCTGTCGGACTCATCGAATTTAACACTATCATATATATCACCCATAGCAATAATACAAAAAGCCCAGTCGAAAAACTAGGCTTGGGTGATGTATATGTAGTTTAACGTCATTGCGGACAATGCTGATGGACGGAATCGAACCGTGCCATTAGGGTGTTCAGCCCTAACTTTATCAGCATAATACAGAAATGCTTGCATCCACTAATCGTTTTTGAATTTTGTTACTCTTTGCATCTCTGTATTACATCACGGCTTAGACAAAAAAGACTATGCAATTACGAAAGAGGAGCGTTCATCTCCTATCATAGTTAAATTTGCCGTGATAAAGCCGAGAGGTGGATTCAAACCACGCTTTTGTCACACAAGACCGGTTGTGTGCCCATCTTGGACCTCAGCAAGCAGTGCGACTCGTTAGCACTGCAATTGCGAATATCGGGAACTGCCCCCGCAAGCGTTATCGCCTGGTGTCTAACTTCACGTATCCGCATAATCAGGACCACACAATCACCGCACCCGGTCGTAGTTTTCCGCCTACTCCTGTAACGGTATTGCTGTCCCTTCATACGGTAATCCTTTAGCCGCTGAGTTAGATTACGGACTCTCTTGCTGATACAGCACGGCTGCTATGAGACTATCAGAGTAGCATATTGTTTTTATCAAAGGAGTGTTTCATACACTAAACGCAAAAGCCAAATTATTACTGGTTACAATGGTTTATAACTTTACGATAGTCTCAACGTGGATTATGGTCATCTGCCACCATCACGTCGGCTTGGTTACCGGATTCCACACTTTCCTACGCTTAACAAGAGAGATCCCGTTGCGAGTATCGTTAAACGTTGGAAACACGCATAGCAGTTAAAGGCTTGCTCGGGCACGTTATTTGAAAAGTATTGCCGTTTTCTTTAATCATTCGACAATACCATAATAAAGCCGTTTTTCTTGAAAATTACGCCAAAGTACCGCCAACTTTACGCCAAAACACCGCCAAAGTACCGCCAAAGTACCGCCACTTTACTTTTCGACTAAAACATTGGCTGGAATTATTCTTGCTGCTTCCCACAATGCTTCTTTTTGCATGCGGTTAAAAGTACGCTCAGAGATATTCAACTTCATTCTTACCTCTGTTATTGAGCGATGGTGATGTACAAAGCGATTATCCAGTATAAGCGCATATAATTCGTGTTCGTCCCCCTTTGAAGCAATATACTTGAGAACTAGCTCACGCCTCTTCCATTCATTTTGTGCATTAGTCCAATCGATCATACGACGATCAGGATCATATGTCTTTGCTTTAGGTTGTCCGTCAAAACTAGGCGATCCTAACGTAATCTTCTTTTTTTCAGCTTCATCTCTCCAATACCAATATTTAGACAACCATTCACGAGCCATGTCGCACGATTCATCACGTTTATACTTTTCAAATATGCTATTCACTTGCCCTACTCCCCTTGTGATATAATTATTTTGTTATACATATATCTCAAGGGCGCTCTCACAGTAGAGCGTCTTTTTTCATTAAACAGCTCCAAACATTAGTAAGACAAACAATCCAAAGACTGCATATCCAATCATGTGCTTATCAAAGCCACATAAAATTTCCGTGATAATAATTGCTGTAAAACATACCAGAGGAATGTATTTCAATAAATCCTTAATCATTCTTTTCCTCCCGCTTTAATTTATTTTCTTCTCGCCGTTGACGCTTCTTGCGTCGGCGGTTTTTACTTTTGCTCTTTGACTTTGCCATGCTTGATCACCTTTCTTGGCAACAACGCAGCTCGTGGATGAGCCATCACATATTTCTGCGCATCATCTAATTGCTCAAAGACTTTGATAATCTCTAAAACACCGTAATCATCTACTAGTTGATCTTTGACAACGTAAACTGTGCCAAAATCACTTTGGCGCTTGAACTCACCATTAGTGATTGCTTTAATCGCTGATACCTGCGCTTCGTTAAAAAGCATCCGGTTGTTTGCTCTAATGCCACTCCCTGACTCAGAGTAGACAACTTCGCCATCATATCTAATCATTAGTCGCACCTCTCATAAGTTTTACGAAATTTTTCATCACTCATTGTTTTCCAATCAGTGAATGTATAATCAAATACGGTAATCTTCCCAAGATTAACAATCCACCAACCACGTTTTAGCGGTAAACAATTATTATCTTTCCGAAAAGTAAAGGTTTCACCAAAGCCATCATCGGTAATACAATATTTCTTCATCATTTCATCTGACCCATCGAACTGTTCAGCCTTAATTGGAACTATCTTTTTATATTTGTGTAGCATTAAGCGATCACCTTTCTTCCACAATAATTTGCGCCTTCTTATAGTGATTTGGCGCCAACATAGTAATTTCATAGAATGCTTCTGGATCAACAGGATCTCCAAAATCACGCTTAGAAGCAGCACGCCAAGCTTCATCCTTTGAATGAGCAACAATGACTTTAGATGAGTTGTCATCATCAACTAGATAAAAGTGCATTACAAACGCTCCTTAATCTCATCAATCCGTTGCAAAAGTACATCAGCATACACTTGCATAGCGTTGTACTGAATAATCATTAAGCGCTGCTCTTTATCGCTTAATCGGTTGTACTCGTCTGTGTGCATGAACTCATCTAGTCGATTCATTCTGCCTGCAACTTCCGCATTCTCTTTTGAAAGTTTATTAGCTAATTCAATGTTAGTGGCAGTTTGTTTATCAGTAATTTCAAAACTAAATGATTGAACATTGTCTCTGTTGCTTCTGCATACATTAATAATTTGGAAGTTGTCCCATTTTACTTTTTTGATAAAATCATTGAATATTTCTTCTTTTGTCATTATTTTTCCTCCTCGTTCAGTGGTCGACGACACTTAGGACAGTAATCAAGCAGACCAGATTCAGAGAAATAAGCTCCTGGTCGGTCGTCATCGTCGTAATCCATCTCTATTGCACCATTAGGAAACACGTAGAGCTTATTTTTAAGGTCATCACATATGGGTTTTGTGCAGTTAAATTTATCTGGATGACAGTACGGACAATTCTTTTGCTTTTTGGTTAATTTCATTCAATCCCCGCCTCTTTTAGCTTTTGATCTACCATGATTTCAATGCGCTTATATCCGCTGTCGATTTGCTTGGCTAGTTCCCTCAACGAATGAATAGGCTTGTCAGCGTCAACTTCCTTTTCATAGAACTTAATAGCTTGGCCATACGTCATAAACCACCATTTTCGTCCCGATGGAGTACCGCCTTTGCCTTTTTTTCTTCCGTCTTTTTGAACAAGCTTGATTACTTCGCCATCGCTAACGATGGCAAACTTATTATCTAAATCAATCGTTATCATTTTTCTTCTCCGCTAACATTTTCAATGCTTCTTTTCTCATATTTGCTAAGTCATTTTTTATTTCCTCCGCTTCGTAAAAGTCTAAGATGGCTTGCTTTACCACCCGATCGTGTCTCTTATGTCGTAGTTCACCGATTTATGAACGTCGTAGTAGTCATACATCGGTTCACCGTTCTTTTTGCGCTTCATATTGCCGTGACGGTCGTAACAACTATGCGGGTCTTGAATACGATTAGTAGTAAAGCCATACAGCTTCATCTTGAAATCGTTCTTTCTTGGAACTACCACTTCAACGGGTAATCCTGTCTTTAACGAAAACAGCTTAAAACGTATCTTAGCCGCCGTATCAACCGCTCGTTGATTAATACCACTCTTAACGTCGTAAACGTGTTCAATCTGTCCGTCAGCGTCATATACAACAAAGTCTGGAGCATAGGTAAGTCCTCGCATGTTATATCCGCCTACTGAAAACTTGGAAAGCAATTCAAAGCTCTTGTGAACTGCAAACCGTTTTCCGCTGTTCTCAATGAAACGGATAAAAAAATCACGCTCTTTAATGCTGTCAAAGGTCCATTCTTTGTAAGTCACTTTCTTGCCAAAATGGTTCATCGGTTATGTGCCCCCATCGCATAGCCACAGGCGAAAACGCCTAATAACAAGATGAGTTTAAGCATTCTCGACACCCGCCTTAATTTTCATAACTTCGTATGAGCATTTAGCTGCGTCGTAATCGTCTTCCATGCCAAGCTGGCACATGACACCGTACATTGCGTCTAAGCGTCCGTTACGGTAATCCTCACTAAAACTATGATCTTTAAGGTAGCTCATTAGTCGGTGTCTCAGTTCTTCTTTGTCATTATCACTTAGCGCTGTGCCTCGAAAAACTAATGGTGTATGTGCGTACTTGCTAATGAGTTCAATCAATGGCCAGAAGCCTTTGCTTTCTAAATCATCAGCGTCTAAGTCTTCCCGTTCGTATAATTCTGATAAGCTTTCGATGTTAATAGGAATCATCATCTGCCACATTGGCTTGCGTTCTTCTTCGTCTCGTGCATCTTGCCATGTGCGATAAACATAAACATACTTGCCCCGTTTAACGGCAAATGGTCCCATTTCATCACCACGATCAATCTCTTGACTATGATTGATCGTGTAAATCAGCTCATCAGTTGTTATATAACTATTTGCGTTCATGCTGTCTTTGCCTCCTCATAATTCCATGTCGCACAGGCTTTATCTCGCATTAAACGACACTGATGGCACCATTCTTTAGCCTGTTGTTTCTTTTTATCCCCGACAGGCTTTCTAAGTAGCCATTTAAATTGTTCTTTATTCCAAGGTACTTGATACTCGCAATTATGCTCATCAAGCATTTGCAGATAATAAACTGCTATTTGAAGCTTAGTTTTGATAAAACGCAGGTTAGCAGCTTCTTGTGTTACACCGTTATATTCACTATCAGTTACTTCTAATAGCTTCCGAGTAGAAGCCCATTTCTTTTTCACTTTTTCTTTAGTCATGTGGCATCGGATCCCCACTATCATCAATTCTTTCGTAATGCTGTTTATTAGACTGTTCTTCTTGCTCTTGTTGCTTTTTGAACCACTCTGGCAAGCCTTCGTTAATTGGTTGACGTTTACGTGAGCCACTCTTTTGCTGATATTCACGGCTCATTTGTTGCTCGTGACGTTGATCAGACTCAATAGCAGCTTGTACGGTCTTAATTCCTTGTTTTCGATAGTCGCTGAGCTTCCTGTTAAGGTAGGGGTCTGCACCTCTCGCTGTTACATTGTGTCTCAAAGCAAACTCAACACAGTAATAAACAAGGTCATTACCAAATTCCTTACTCCACTCAGTTAAATCTTGTTGAGCAATCCCATTAGGAAATCCCCAATTATTTTGCCAAAGGGTAGTGATTTTCTGGAAGGAATGCTGTGCATCAGCTAACAGCTTATTCTTACTTGTATTATTAATACTTGTATTATTCTCCTTAAAGTTTTCTTTAATAGGGGTACTGATAGGGAACAGTCTTCGTTCCTTTATTTCTTTCCCGTCTTTTATCATTTCAACTTTTAAATATCCTCGTTCTTTAAGATGATTAATCCAATTGGATATAGATGTTTTTGAAACATTGTAAAGATTGGCAAAGTAATTATTATTTGCGTGGCAATATCCGTTTCTATTGCTTAACGCTGTAATTTCGCTAAATAATAATTTTTCGTTTGCTTTCAGCTCCTTGTCATAGCGAACATTAGCAGTAAGAATTGAATAGTAACTTGGTTGTTCCATTGCTATACCTCGATTTCGCTTGCATGTATAAATCCACTTAATATCTTCGTTTCACGGCAATAATCACATTTGCCACAATGTACTGGCTCCTCTTCACCGGTCATTACTTTCCAAAAATGCGGTTGTAGTTCTTTCACTTTGTCTAAATCGGCTTGCATTTGGTAATCATCATCAACGCCGTTAAAATCAATTGCCATTTTGTCAGGAGGCGTTTGCTTGCTGATCGCAAAGATAAGTGGCTGGCACTTTTTACCAAAGGTCTGCTTGATTAATTCACGATAAACGGCCATCTGTAGGTCATATTCTCGGTCTTGAATAAATGGCACATATCTATGTTCATAAGTGTTCCAGTGACCCTTGTGGATGTCGTCAACGGTCTTCAAATCACAGAAGTAGCCTTTATCAAGCACAAGGCTGTCAATCTTGCCTTTCCACAAGTAGCCGTCAATCTCACCTGTTACGATTACTTCCTTGTCGCCTGGAGCGTAGAAGTAATTGAACATATCATCGGCTTGCAACGTTTGAATCATGCTATTAGCACCCTTAAATTCAGCTCTAAGGTGTCCGTTTGGATTAGTTTTTGTTGGGTGGGTCATAAGTGCTTTCTTATTCTCTTCGATAAAGTCTTGGTGACTCTTAGCGCTCTCAAAGTAAGAATGTACGTAATTACCAACAAGAAGAGGAACAGGGCTAGAAACGGGTTGCCAATCCTCCTTGAGCTTAGCTAATGCACGAGCTTCACACTTCTCAAAATCCTTGAATAGTGAGACACTCATATATTGCCAATCGGTCTCATGAGAGTAGTAATTATCAGCTGTCAGCTTCATCGGCTGGCTTGATTGTCCCTTCGTTGAAGAGTTCTGTTTGTCCGTCTGCGACTTCTTCACTGGTTTCTTTGCCTTCGTTGCTGTTGCCATCATTACTTACCCCCTTAGCCTTCGCTTCTTGTGACTTTTGAAATCCTTCTAGCAATTTATCAGTACTTTGTTTTTCATCCTCAACGGGCGTTACATCTCGACGCTCATCATCGTATTCGTTGCTTGTTGTATCGTTGATAGCACCAGTTAAAAGGTCACTATCATCAGACGTGTTAATAAACATCTTAGCGGCACGATTAAGCACAGTACGCTTTGCCATTTCTTGACTAAAATTCTGCTGTACTTTGTTATTTTTTTGACGTGTTTGTGCCCATGACTGATCAATCTCTTTCTTAGTCATAACAGTAAAGTCAGTACCTTCATCAGTCTTAATCATGGCAAAGACTCCAACGATTTGATTATCTTGATTTTCAAATTTAGGAACGAATCTCTTAACAACTAGTTCCATGTCTTTATTGGCGCCAATTTCAAAGTCATCTTTTTCATGAACAACTTCTGCCCTAACTTTCTTAACTCCATCCAGTCGCTTAACTGCTGCTACTGTTCCAAAGTAGCTTCGTTGCATTTGAAGTTCATTGCCGTATACGATGAAATAGCATTGATCTTTCGCTGGTGACAATCCTTGCAGTGTCATATCTAACAAGGATTTAACGATTGAGTCATGTGTACATACTTCTAAGGCTGGCCGATGATTGCGGTCTTGTACCTTTTGCAATTCAAGAAATGCTGCATTAAGCGCATTAGAAGCGTTGTAATTCTTAGGTAGTGATAAATCCTGCGTATCTTGCATTTGTTTAACACGATCTAATACAAGATCGGTTAGCTTAGTTGGTTTCTGATGTTGTGCTACTTGATTATTCATTACATCCACCCCATTTGCTCATTAAATAGTTCTGATAAAGTTTGTTGCGATTTGTAATAGCGAGTAAGTGCTTCAACATCACCTACGGGGGTTGCTTGCTTAACAAATACTGCGTTCATTAGATTATTTTGTAGAAGGATAAATCCTTCTGCTTTTTTCATTTTTTGATCAAACATGATAAAATAGACCTCGATAAATATTTTTGTTTATTTTCTATTTGCCATCGGTGTTACCAGCGCCGGTGGCTTTTTTGTTTGGGTTATCTGGGTCACCGAGCGCCCCTAAGATTTGCCAGAATAAGACAAATCCAAAGACAAGGAACAATCCAGACCCGCAAAACAATGAGACTAACATTGCAGCAGTTAAGCCTGTGCAAATCAAAGCTGGTTCATTCATTCAATCACCGCCTTTCGTTCAGCTAGTCCATAACGAATTAAATTTTCAAGATAACGTGCTTGTTGCCAAACATAGCCATCAGTTGGCTTGCCACCGCCAATGAACCAATCGCCTAAGCGTACGCGGACTGTTTGCATTGCGTTTAACGGAAAATCGTACTCATCAAATAGTTGGTTAATTCGTTCCATGCCGTCTTTCATTTTTGTTTACCTCCTCTGAAAACATCTAAGCTAACGTCTAATGCGTCAGCAATCTTACACATATTTTTGAACGGTGGTTCTTTCCCATCGTTTTTGTAGTTATAAATTGTTGTTAGAGGTATGCCTGTCATTTTAGATAAGCGATAAACTGTTATCTTTTGCTTGTCTAACTGAACTTGTATGCTATTCCACAACATCTTGTATAAATCAACCCTTTCTATATCCATATGTAGTGCTATAATCAAAATTACGATTATTTACGTAACACTCCTTTTAGTAAATTAATCGTCAATTCAATAAAAGTGAGGTAAAACCAATGTATTTTAGTATTCGTAAGTCATCTGATTACCAATATTATTTCGTTATCAAATCAGATAATAATGAAGTGGTTGCTACCAGTGAAACTTACATTCTTAAGGAGTCAGCTGAACATACCATCAATGCAATTAAGAATGGTATCAATCCTGACACTCCAGTAGTTGATATTACTGATTGTTAATTATTCGTTTGATCTTATTGGCTAGAGTTAGATTTTTTGCGGCTTGTTCTTCAAGTTGGAAAGCAATCTTCTCTAGCTCTTTTTTATTTTCTTCAATCATCCTCTTCACCTCCTTAGTGTTTCTTTCGATACTTCTCTTTCAGTACATTCAGCTTCTCGCCTTCAATGACGTTGACGATTGCTCCTACAAGGAAGCAAGCCATAATTGCCAACACGCACCACACTAAATACGCCATCTAATCACCTCTCAAGCGTGGATCAAGCTTGATCATTGCATCGTGTTTGAGCTTTCTCCCTGCTAAGTAGTCTTCTAAATCAGGTACAACTACATAGAGCATTCCTTCTTTTTTAGGGAAAATACGCTGTTCTTCTTTATCGGACATACTCCTTCGCAAACTATCTAAGAAGGCTCTGGAGCCATAACGTCCTTCATCGACAACATCCTTGTATTTTCTTAAACCATTAGCATCCTGTTGTATCCGATTTAGTAATGGAACAACAACTTCATTAGTAAATCTTTGCAAAGCATTATTAACTATTTTTTGAATTTCTTTCTCACTTGTAACGATGACAGTAGACTCGGACATCTAATCAACTCCTTTCTTTTGCTATAATTAATTCATCCCCTACGAAAGGAGGTGAATTAATTTGGATAATAGCTATAAAACAATTCCAACTAATCTTCCAATTCTTACAATTATTCCCGAACATTGTCCTTTCTGTAATCACGATATTTCTCTTAATTGTGTGTTTTCATGTCAATCGAAAACTGGTCGAGTTTATGTTTTCTTATGTCCAAGAACAGAGTGTCAAGCCGTTTTTTTTCACAAGGTGGGATGATGGGAAAGTTATGACTTATCCTGCAGAAGCAAACATGAATGAAATATCAGCTAAAATTGCCACAATTTCTCCAAATTTTTATGAAATTTACAGACAGTCAAACCTTGCTGAAAACAGTGGCTTAAACATGATATGTGGTATGGGGTATAGAAGAGCAGCAGAATTTTTAGTAAAAGATTATTTAGTAACTTTTGGTAATCTTGGTAAAAGTAAAGAAGAAATTTATAAAATGAGTTTTTCCTCTGCTATTCATAAACTTCCTGACCAACAACTCATAGATATATCTAAAGCCTCATCTTGGTTAGGAAACGATGAAACACACACCTTCAAGAAATGGTCAGATTATGATGTTCAAAATTTAAAATCATTTATTCAATCTCTTGCTGCATA